CTGCAAGAGCCGCAAGGCGCAAGGCAAGGGAATGGCAAGCGGTTATCCGCATCGTCTGTGAAGCCGTTACAGACGCCAGAAACGAAAACCCCCCAAACGGGGGGTTGACGCTGCCGGGGAATGGCAATACGCTTGATTTGCGGTTTCAGCGTGATGGAAGTCTGACTGACTGTTCTAGTCATGTCAACCACCCCACCACGCCGAACTACTCGGGATTGCTGGTCGGGGTAACAACGCGCAGCAAATCCTTAAACCTACACCGGGGCGGCCAGCCTGTAGGTGCGCGGCGGAAGTCGGGAAGCGCAAATGGCACTCAAGGGGACGAACCTTGAGCAAAAGTAGCCGACAGCGGATGGCTCCGTCAGTCATCAATTCCGCACGACTCAACGTAGGCGCACTCCGTCTACAACTCCGTGCGGATTCACCATCAGTCATCAGGGTATTAGAGGTAAATAACATGGTAGAAGGATTAGACGTTGTGGCATGGGAGCGGTGGGTAGCCTTCCGCAAGGCGATACGCAAGCCGATCAAGGAAGCGTCAACCCATGCGATGCAGATGAAGTTGGCAAAGTTCGGTAACGATCAAGAAGAAGTCGTCAACCAGTCGATCAGCAACCAATGGCAAGGGCTGTTTGACCTTAAAAAGTCCAAGCCCGGGTTCGGCGAAAAACCCGTCAAGACCGACAAACAGGTTGCCGCTGACAACGAACGCTGGCAGCAAGCCCAAGACCGTAACGCCCGGGAGTGGGATAAGCGCCTTGGTGAACCGCTCGCTAAACTCAAACTTGCAGACGCCTTGCTCGCTCGCTACAACGTCAGAAATGACGAACCCGGCCACGACGAACGGATGGAGTGGCTACAGGAGCGGGTGGCTGACCTGCTGCGGGAATCGGATGCCAAACTCGTTGCGGGTGACCCAAGCCTTACCGCGATGGTCTGCCAGTTCTGGGGCGAGCGTGGAGTGAAAAAGATTCGTGCGCGTGCCGCCGCTTAACAAATGCCGATCAAACCAAATATGGTGGAAAATCTGGCTGATACGCTGCATTAACGAGGCAAGATCATGCGATACGCTGCCCGACGAGACGCCAACGACAAAATCATCGCGGAGGCGCTCAAGAAAGCGGGCTTCCAAGTCCACGATTACGCTCGGGTGGGTGAAGTCCCCGATAAACTCGTCACGAAAGCCCTCCCCGACGGCACCCAATGGGTCTGCTGGGTCGAGGTCAAAGCCCCAAAGGGGCGTGTAACGGACAGCCAGCAGCGGTTCCGGCTGATATTCGAGCCACGCGGGGAGTTCTACATTGCCCGCGACCCCGAGGAGACGGTACGAGAACTCTACGACCGTTACACGGCGGCGATCCGGCCCGAGTTAATGCGATAGCAACTTCTTGCGAGCGCCTTTGTAGTGGGTAATCAGCGGATGACCGCCAAACTCGGGAAGCCCCGCATACACCGCCTCTGGGAGATCAACGACGGGGTGACGCTTGGCATACTCCCGCAAAACCTCCTGATCGCCGTACCAGCGCCAAAACTTGTCGGGCAGCGCGTAGTAGAGTTCGGTGAGGTCAGCCCACACCCCAGCGTCCAGCGTGATCGTGCAGCAGCCGACGTATGGATACACCTCGTCCAGCGTCTTTCCGGCGTACTCGGAAAAGTCCAAACCCCGTTGGTGAGGGTTAAAAAACGCGTCCCGGTTATACGAACGGCGACACATGGCTACTAACCCCTCGCCTAACGCACGCACAGGCGATATGGGGCCGTTTACGATCATGTCGGTGTCTAGGTATAGGGCAGGTTCGTCGAGGCCCAAATCAGCCCACGCGCCCGTGCGACAAAGCATAAGGTACTGCGGGTCTACATCGACGGCGTGCGACCATGTGACGCCGGGGACGGTCGGGGTGTCGCGGTCGGTGACTTGGATGACCTCGGCCCCCGGGTTGTGGGCGCGAATGGAACGGACGAGGGAGGTCGGAAGGGTTAAATCTTCACCGACATGGAAAAACACGAACATAGTTGCAACGATACTACGCTGTGCTAACCTCGTCACGCGGAGGTTTTATGTCGCATAAAGACGCAGCAGAATTTGTCGGTGTATTGCTGCACAGCAGCACAGCGGCTCACTACCTGCACCTCAACACCGCGAGTTACGCCGCTCACAAAGCCCTCGGCCATTACTACGAAAACATCGTGGATTTGGCCGACAAGTACGCCGAGGCGTATCAGGGGCATCACGGCATCATCCCGCTCGACGACTATCCCGATGGGTTCAAGGTGCAAAAGGACGCCGCCGCCTACGCCAACAGCCTGCTGACGTTCGTAAAGGGCATCCGAGGCGATTTGCCGAAAGACACCGACTTGCAGAACATCATTGACGAGATCGTGGGCGAGATCGCTGCGCTTTCGTATAAGTTGGGGCGGTTTAAGTAAATGGCGATGCGCCGCGAACAGGTTGCTGCCGCCCTGCGCTATTTGCAGGACAAAGCCGACCTGCGTGGCCGTCTGCAACGCGCCACCTCGCTAGACCCCCAAGAGCAAGACTTGGCTGACATTGCCGTGGAGACGGGCGCAAGCCTTGTCCCGGGCGTCGGCCCCGCCCTCGCTGCACGCGACTTCGAACGCGCCAGACGCGCCGACGATCCCGTAGGTATGGGTATGGCCGCTGCCAGCGCCGTCCCGGGCGGGAAACTCGCAGGGCTGCTCAAACGCTACGACCCAACCCGCGCCGAAATTTTTATTGGCAAGTCTGCAAAGACTTACGACCCAAAAGCCGAGCAACGCGCAATAGAAATGGAAAAGGCGGGCGTTGACCGCGACACCATTTGGCGTGAAACTGGGACAGGCAGAGCGTTTGGCCCAGACTGGAAACAAGAAATAAGTGATGCTGATGCTTACTTACGGCAAGACATTGATTTTGATGCTGCAATAGATCAGCGGAAAGCGCAAATTGCTGCAATTAACCAACAAGTGCGGCAATTGAAAGAAGGCGCAAAAACACAACCAGACTTGTTTCCCCGAGAGTTTAATAAAAGCGTCCGAGAACTAGCGGCGACTAAAAAGCCGTTGCAAGAGGACATTAAAGGCAATTACGGGCTGGAATATGGTCGGACGGGGTTATTGGGCAGTCGGGCAAGATTGGCAATGCAACACCCTGAACTTTTTGAGGCGTATCCCGATCTTGGGCAAGCATTGATAATTCGCCGCGACCAACTTCTAGGGGAGTCAACGCGAGGCGCATATTTCCCAGACGCAGCACGCATAGACATTGGAACGGCTGTTAGTTACAAGCCGACCGCTGCATCATCAACAGCGTTACATGAGTTGCAACACGCGGTACAACAAAGGGAAGGGTTTGCAAAAGGCGGCAGCCCAACGCAATTTACAACCAAATTTGACGATCAACTAAAAGCGTTAAAGGACGATTTGAGCAAAGCACTTGTCGGAAATAGCAGCAGTTCTTTGCAAGAAATTTTCAACAACTTTGATTTGATAGAACAGGATAAATTGAAACAAATTGCCCAAAAACATGGCATGGACAGTCCAGACGCGATTTTGAGAACGCTTAAAATTGGTCAACAACGGGCTGATCCGTATGAACAATACCTACGATTGGCTGGCGAGGCCGAAGCGCGGGCGGTGCAGAAACGTATGAACATGAGTCCAACGGTACGCCGCCAAACTCCCCCGTGGCAATCGTTGGATGTGCCGGAAGAAGAACTCATATTTAAGCGTTGACTCTTTAACTATTGTTTCAATTGTGCATAAATAAGCCCTATGCCAAGACCTAAAGGATCGCCCAACAAGGCAACCGCAGAGGCAAGAGAGGCCATTGCCCGACTTGTGGACGGTAACGCACACCGCCTTAACATCTGGCTGGACGAAATCTACGAGACGAAAGGCGCAGAAGCCGCATGGCGCTGCATGATGGATGTCATTGAATACCACGTACCCAAACTCGCCCGACACGAACACACAGGCAACAACGGCGACAAGATCAAGGTAGAAGTCAGTTGGATGGCTCCCGAGTAGTTATCCCCTATCGCCCACGTAAGGCGTTCCTGCCGTTCCATAACCGAACGCAACGCTGGGCCTGTCTCGTGGCTCATCGTCGCGCTGGTAAAACAGTCGCAGCCGTCAACGACATCATCCGCGCTGCCGTCACCTACCAAGGTGAGCGTGGACTGTTCGCCTACATCGCCCCTTACCGCAGCCAAGCAAAGGCCGTGGCGTGGCAATACTTCCAAGAGTTCGCTGCGCCAATCACGCAAGCCAAGAACGAGCAAGAACTGACGATCACGCTAATGAACGGCAGTCAAATACGCTTGTACGGTGCCGACAATGCAGACGCTATGCGCGGTCTTGGGTTCTCAGGCGTGTACATGGACGAATACGGCGACTTCAAACCCAGCGTGTTCGGCAACGTCATACGTCCTGCCCTCTCAGACAAACAAGGCTGGGCGGTCTTTGGTGGAACGCCAAAGGGAAAGAATCAGTTTTGGGAGATTTACGAAACAGCCACTCGACTCCCTAGCGAGTGGTTCCTGCTACGCCTTCCAGCCGCAACCAGCGGGCTGCTTCCTGTCGGCGAACTAGCCGCCGCGAGGGCGCAATTGGCCGAGGATCAGTACTTGCAGGAGTACGAGTGCAGTTTTGAGGCTGCCATCCTCGGCGCTTTTTATGGCAAGGAACTGCGCGAGGCCGATCAAGAGGGCCGCATCTGTCAGGTGCCGTACAACCCCGACCTGCCGGTATACACCGCGTGGGACTTGGGCTACCGCGACGACACCGCCATTTGGTTCTACCAGATCGGTCGCGGGGAAATCCGCGTGATTGACTTCTATGCCGTGAGTGGCGAGGACATCCATGACATCGCTGCCGTGGTACTCGGGAAAGGCTATCGCTACGCCAAGCACTACCTACCGCACGACGCCCGGGCCAAGAGCCTACAGACGGGCAAGAGCATTGTGGAACAACTTGCTGCCCATCTGGACGTTGCCAAACTCGCAGTTGTCCCCGACATTGGGCTGCAAAGCGGCATCCAAGCCGTACGCATGACGCTGCCTCGGGTGTACTTTGACGCAGAACGCTGCCGCGAGGGCATTGAGGCGTTGAAGCAGTACCAGCGCGAGTACGACGAGGACAAAAAAGCCTACCGTCAGAGTCCACGCCACGACTGGACTAGCCATCCTGCTGACGCATTTCGTATGCTTGCGGTATCATGGCAAGAGATTTCTGACAAGACCCCCGCCCTTGAGCCTAAACCGCTCATGGTCGGCCCCGCCAACACGGTTACGCTCAACGATATGTGGCAGGTACACGACCGCACGGTGAGCAGGAGAGCGCGAATATGAGTGCAATAGTCCCCGCACGGCATAACTACGTTGTCGTCGCCGCCACCTCAACCACGACGTTTGGCGTAGCAGGGGCGTACCTGCATAGCGTCATCGTCAACGTAGCGAGCAACACCGAGGCCACGGTGATCGTGAGCGACGGTTCAACCGAACTTGTCAAGGTTCCGGCTACGCAAGCGGCAGGCGTGTACGTGATCCCGATTGAGGTAGCCACCACGGGCCAGATCACGGCGACCTGCTCGGCCAACAGCAACTGCCGCGTTGTCGGCTTGTTCACGACCTACGTATGAGCAAACCCGGTTTGTATGCTGCAATCCTCGCCAAACAAGAGCGCATTAAGGCTGGCTCTGGCGAACGGATGAAGCGCCCCGGCGAGAAGGGACGCCCGACCGCTGGTGACTTCAAGCAAGCCGCCAAGACCGCGAAACCGGAAAACAAATGAGCGCAGCGTGGCAGCGTAGCGAGGGCAAGAATAAAAAGGGTGGCCTCAACGCCAAGGGCCGCGCTTCGTATAAGGCCGAGACAGGCGGCACGCTCAAGCCCCCGGTCAAGGCTGGCGATAACCCGCGCCGCGCCAGTTTCCTCGCCCGCATGGGCAACATGCCCGGGCCAATGGCAAAGAACGGCGAACCCACCCGCCTCGCGCTCGCCCTCAAGGCATGGGGCGCAAGTAGCAAAGAGGACGCCAAGGCCAAGGCCCGAGCGATCAGCGCCCGCAACAAGGGGAAAGGCTAATGGAACCGATGATCGTCAGCAGCGAGGTTGACCGTTACCTACGCATCGTCGCGCAGTACGACAACGAATATGCAAAGTGGACGGCACGGGTTAAGAAGATCGTCAAGCGTTACCGCGACGATACCCGTGGGCAGACGCTGACCGAAAGCGCCAAGTTCAACATCCTCTGGTCAAACGTGCAGACGCTGACGCCTGCCGTCTACGCCAAACTTCCCAAGGCTGACATCAGCCGCCGCTTTGGCGACAACGACCCCGTGGGGCGTGTGGCCTCGCAGTTGCTGGAACGCGCCATCGACTTCGAAATTGAGCATTACGCCGACTTCCGCTCCACGATGAAGTACAGCGTGGAAGATCGCTTCCTCGGCGGTCGCGGTTCAGCATGGGTGCGGTACGAGCCGCACACCTCGCCCATCGGCCTTGGTGACGACGGCATATCGGTCACCTCCAACATCGAACAAGGCGAAATGGCTGAACCGATGGAGCGCATCGAGTACGAGTGCGCCCCCGTGGATTACGTCCATTGGCGCGATTTCGGCCACTCACAGGCCCGCACATGGGAAGAAGTGGGGCAGGTGTGGCGCTGGGTCTACATGACCCGAGAGGCGCTAGTAGAACGTTTTGGCGAGGAGACAGCCCGCCGCATCCCGCTAGACCAAGGGCCAGAACCGCTTAACGCCTATAATGAGTCCAAGCGCACGTACAACCGCGCCAAGATTTGTGAACTGTGGGACAAGGAAACCGAGAAGGTTTACTGGTTCTGCAAGGGCATGCCGCAGATGATCGACGTTCGTGACGATCCGCTCGGCCTTGAGGGGTTCTTCCCCTGCCCGAAGCCGCTGTACGCCACGACGACGAGCGACACGCTTGTGCCTGTTCCTGACTTCGTGCTGTACCAAGATCAAGCGATGGAGTTGGACATCCTCTCCGACCGCATCGACGGTTTGGTGAAGTCTCTGCGCGTGCGTGGCGTGTACGACGCCAGCCAGCCTGCCCTGCAACGCCTTATGACGGAGGGCGACAACAATGCACTTATACCAGTTGATAAGTGGATGGCTTTCAGCGAGAAGGGCGGCCTTAAAGGCAGCATTGACCTCCTTCCGCTCGACACGCTCGCCAACGCCCTCCTCAACTGCTACCGCGCCCGGGAAGACATTAAATCCCAAATCTACGAAATCACGGGCATCGCAGACATCATCCGAGGCGTCTCAGCCGCTAGCGAAACCGCGACGGCGCAGCAGATCAAAGGCCAATACGCAGGACTAAGACTGCGGGCAATGCAAGAGGACGTTGCGCTGTATGCGTCGGAACTGATCCGGCTCAAGGCGCAGGTCATGTGCTTGCACTACCAGCCGGAGACGATCCTTGCTTACGCCGCAGCGCAGCAGATGACGCCAGCGGATCAACAGTTGATCCCGCAAGCCCTGCAACTGCTGAAGGACAAGCCGCTGCGCAACTTCCGCGTGGACATCGCTGCCGACAGCCTTGTGATGCTGGACGAGAACCAGAACAAGCAGGATCGCATGCAGTTCCTGCAAGCGTTCGGCGGGTTCCTCGCGCAAGCCCTCCCGGTCGGCCAAGCGTCCCCGCAGATGGTGCCGATGATGATGGAACTGCTGCGCTTTGGCATGCAGGCGTTCAAGGCTGCGCGCCCGATTGAGGGCCAGATTGACGCCACGTTGCAGCAACTCCAGCAGGCCGCTCAACAGCAGCAGCCGGATGGCGAACAGCAAGGCAAGCAAGCCGAGTTGCAGCAGAAAGGCCAGATGGAGCAGGGCCGCATGCAGATGGAGGCGGCGCTACAGCAGGCCAAACTCCAGCAGCAGATGCAGATGGAGCAACTCAAGAACCAGACGAAACTGGCGATGGAGCAGCAAAAGCAGCAGTTTGAGGCGCAGATTGAAGCGATGAAACTGCAAAGCCAGCAAGAAGCGGCCAAGTACAAGGCTGACATGGACGCGCAGACGCGGCTCATCATCGCGCAGATGAATAAAACTTTACCAACGCTTCCGCTTAATCAATGAAACGCACGTATGTTTTATTAGACGGCGAGTTCGTTGAGCGCAAAAAGGATGCGCAGGGCCGCTATCACTACGTCCAACCCGACATCACGCCTTACAAGAGCATGATTGACGGTCAGATGGTTACGTCCCGCTCAGAGCATCGTCGCCACCTTAAGGCGAACAATTGCGAGGAGGTCGGCAACGACGATCCTGCCCGCCACCTGCCCAAGCCCAAACAGGACAACAGCCGTTTGGAGCGTCTGAAATGGGAGGTCAACCAGCGGCTGACCAACGATCAGGCTGACCGGATCATCCGGCAGTTGCGTCAAGAGTTGAATTTCACCAATCCCCACAGGAGAGGCTAACCGTGGACGTTGAAAACCAGAATGCTGAAGCCCCACAGGCTGAAGATTCCCGCCGTGCGATGCTTGAGGAAGGCTTTGAGGCCGCAGAACGCGGTGAACCCGTAGAAAGTGCCATTGGGCGCGACCCAAGCGGTCGCTTTACTCGCCAGCAACGCGAAGAGCCGCCGCAAGAGGAGGCTGAACCGGCTGTTTGGAAGCGTCCACCCGCATCGTGGAAGAAGGATTTTCACGAAATCTGGGCAAAAGCCGACCCAAAGATGCAGGAATACGCATGGCAGCGCGAGGAGCAGATGCGTGCGGGCGTAGAACCGCTGCTCTCCAAGGCGCAATTTGCGGATGCGATGCAGGAAGCCATCCAGCCGTACATGACGACGATCCAAGGGCTGGGATTGCAACCCGAAAAGGCGGTTGCGGCGCTGATGGAAGCCGACCACAAACTGCGGAACAGCGACCCGCAGACGAAATTGCAGTATTTCTATCAACTCGCGCAGTCCTACGGCATCAACTTGGGCGCAATGCAGGGCCAAGCCTTGCAGCAGCCCGGGATACCGCAGGGCGGCGTCGATCCGCTCGTCTATCAGTTACAGAACGAACTGAACAACGTGCGCGGCGAGGTGATGGGCTGGAAGCAGCAGCAGGAAATGCAGCAGAACCAGCAACTGCTAACCGAAATCAACTCGTTTAGCCTCAAGGCTGAACATTTTGAGGATGCGCGTCCGACCATGATCCAACTCCTACAGAGTGGCATGGCCGAAACGCTTGAGGAGGCTTACGATAAAGCCATTAGATTGAATCCCGAACTGTTTGAGCAGGTGAGCAAGGCCCAACAGGCCGAAATCGCAGGCAAACAAGCGCGGGAAGCCAATAAGGTTGCGAAAGCAGCCAGAGCAGCAGCGGTGAGTGTCAGAAGCGCCACACCCGGCGGGAACACGGCTCCCAAAAGCAGCGACCGTCGTGCGATTTTGGAGGAGCAATTTGCCGATCTGGAATCGCGTTTGTAATCAACTGATATAGGAGTATCAAAATGGCATTTGCCAATTCCAGTATCAGCGACATCATCGCTACTACCATTCAAAGCCGTAGTGGTGAACTCGCTGACAACGTGACGAACAACAACGCGTTGTTGCGTCGGCTAAAAGAACGTTCCAATATTAAGACGTTCTCGGGCGGAAACGTGATTCTTCAAGAAATCATGTACACCGATCCGACCACCAACAACACCAACTCGTACAGCGGTTACGAAGTGCTGAACGTGGGTCAGAACAGCCCGATTTCCTCGGCGCAGTTCTCGATCACGCAGTACGCCAGCGCCGTGACGATTTCGGGTCTGGAAATGATCCAGAACTCGGGCAAGGAGGCGATCATCGACCTTCTTGATGGTCGTATGTCGGTTGCGGAAGCGCAGTTGGCTAACCGCATCAGCGGTGACCTGTACGGTGACGGCACCGGCAACGCGGGCAAGAACCTCACGGGCCTTGCTGCGGCTGTGCCGGATGACCCGACGACTGGCACCTACGGCGGCATCAACCGCGCCGTGTGGTCGTTCTGGCAGTCCAAGAAGTTCTCCGCTACGGGGGACGGCACGGGCGCTGTGACGAGCCAGAACGTGCAGGGTTACATGGACGCCCTCGCGGTGCAGTTGGTTCGTGGAACCGACAAGCCTGACCTGATCGTGGCCGACAACAACTATTATCGGTTCTACCTGCAATCGCTCCAAGCGATCCAGCGTATCACCGAGAGTGGTTCGGGCATGGCGGGCGCGGGCTTTGCCTCCCTCAAGTACTACGGCGCAGGCATGGCCTCCGACGTTGTGCTGGACGGTGGTATCGGTTCGTCCACCTACAACAGCGG